TCCAGCTTGGCGGCATAGGAATGATAAAAGTGACGTGAAAATCCGATTCAGGGAGCTGGACTTTGTGCAGTCGTACTTCATCGCAGAACGCACGGTAACGCATTACCTCTGGCCGCTTTTTCCAGCGGTCAGCGCGTGTCATTCGGGGCTTGCCTATCGGAGTGATGCTGTATTCTTTCATGCATCCCTCCAGAACCGTTGCTGCCACGTCCTTTCAGTTCTTGGCGGGCGTGCTGATTCCGACAGCAGCGCGCTGACCGTCCAGGACTTGAAATCAGCGGACAGGCTTTTCTCTGTTCTGATCCGGTTTGCGTGGTAGCGCTCAACCAGCTCAGTGGCCTCGGTTTCCGTCAAATTATCATGCTGAAACCATCCCATCTTCACGACGGCACCCCGGCGCGCGCCAGGTAATCAATAGCTCGCTCACGTGCGCCAGGCATTTCATCCACCAGCTCGCGCAGCAGCAGTTCGGCAGTATTTGCCGCCGGCGGTTCATTGATTGTGATGCCACGAGAAACACCGCGAGCCACTGTGATGATGCCTTTACGGTGTAATGTCCGGATGTGCTCAGCGGCAGCATTAGGGGAACTGACGCCGATCAGGTCAGCAAGTTCCAGGCAGCTTGGCGGGTAGCCGTGAGTGCGTGCGTAGTTCACCAGAAGGTCATAAACCTCCCATTGCCTCGGGGTGAGGGATTTGATTTTGTCGGTATGAGACAAATGACCAGCGCGGCCACCAGAGCCGCCGATCGCTTGTAGTTTTTCGTTTGTTGTTTGCGCCATGGTGTTCTCCCGTGGCGCAGCAGGTTGCTGGTTGTTCAGGCCAGCTAATTGATAATATCAGAGGGTGGTGCACGTCTAAAGCCTGCCCTTTCTAACATCTCAGTAAATAATGATGGCTTACCAACAATGTCATCCTCATCCAACGGCATAAATGAACATTCCATCCCTTTGCGATACATCAATGCTCGCTCACACATCGGAAAATTTTCAAAATATGCAACGACTGCACGATCAGTGCAGCGAACCAATGCAAAACCCGTTACGGGTAATCCATCCATGCCCACTCCTTATTTTTCTTATTTGCTGCGTGTATGGATTACCCCTGCTCTGAAACCGTAACTACCTGCATGTTTTTTATACTTTCGGGAAATTTTCTTTCCGCTTTCATTCTCATATCTCCATGGTTTATAGGCATATTTCATGCCATCTCACACGTTTAACTGTATATTTGCACAGTACACCCAAACAAAAATCCGATCAACGTTTTAGGAGCATCTTTTGCATACAAAAAGGGCCACTATGGCCCTTTGATTACGCTGCTAAAATTTTCCTGCTGCACAGTTCCGGTAAATTAGCCCTGATCAGGGCCTCAGCGAACGGCGGCGGGACTGCATTGCCGCAGCGTGCCACCTGCTTGTCTTTAGCATAACGGTATTTTTGGCAGCAATATCTGACACAGGCAGACGACACATTTCCTGCATACCCATGGTCGGATAATGATTTTCTGCCGCCCCCCGGCTGGCTTTGTTGCCATATTGCCAGGGCGGATCGCAATAAATCAGCTCATAATTCATTTACCTGATTCCTTTTGTTAAATTTCATTATTATCAACAACCCTAAACTCTGATTTTATTTTGAAGATATTAGCTCAAACGATCTATCACACTTGCCTTTAGAATTGGTCCTATACTTGTGATTTGTTGGAGGTAAATATGTGCGGTCGTTTTGCTCAAATCGAATCTCGTGATGACTACCTTTCATTTTTGGCTGAAGAAGCTACAAGCAATATTGCTTATGATCCTCAACCAATCGGGCGATATAACGTCGCGCCCGACACAAAAGTATTGTTGCTAAATATTTGCATGATCTTTACTCTAAAAAATACACTGTGTTTACATACAGCATTATTAAGAGTGCATGTCGCGCCAATGAATGCGGCTCGGATATTTGCTATGTGAATGTGTTGCCGGGAAAAGTTTTTGCAGCAGCCTTCGATGTTTGGTGAGCCTGCCGCGGGCTGGGCAGGTCCAGGCACTTAGATACACAGCGTATTCTGCACAGTGCGGGCAATGCGCAAGATTCAGCTGTTCGGCCACAATACAAAAGGCAGCATTACCCGCAGCCAATTAGCGCTGCTGGTCGCAAAACTACTTGCTATATTACCGACACATTTGTACTGTATAACATGTTAAATCAATGAAATTGAGGTATGAAATTGAAACACATGAAATGGATTTTACTCGGTGTTGTCTCTTTTATTTTAGTGGGTTGTATAAAAATAGCACCAAAAAATTATGATACCATGTCTTATGAATCAACATTAAATCAGCCTAACATTGGATATATAGAATATCAGTCCAGTGATTTATTAGGTCAACATGTCACTCAGGTATCTGTTAACATTAATTACCTCGGTAACAAAGGTCCTTACGATACAAAATATATTCATGTGTCAAAGGCTCTACCAGAAAATGGTACTCTTAGGATTTATATACCTAAAGTTAAGGATGCAAAATTTGATGATGTTGATTTGAACATTGAATATGGAACCATCAGAGTATTTGGTAAAACAATTAATCCTCTTCCTGCTAATTATAATCGCCTTAATAAAGGCAGCCCCACTACACTTTCAGATAATGGAAATAAAGTGACAATCACATCTGAGCTAACTGAGCCGGGATCTTATTCCGCAACGATGCTAAGGAGCATAAGAAAATAACCGGTTTTGTCTAGGTCGGTCTTATTTCGGGAAATCGTTCTAATGGATGAACGATTTCCCGACTATCCAGCATTTAGGCCGCGCCAGCGGTCTTTTTCATGCCCCTTTTTAAATCCCCGTGCCAGCTTGGACAGGCTAGCTATTCTGTCCAGCGCCCACAAAAAAGCCGCTTTCGCGGTTGCCTTCGATTGTTCTGTTCATGCCCGCACCTCAGCGAGTAAGCGGTTCAGCAGCGCCATGTTCGGGCTCAGTCCAAACACTGGTTCGTTTGTGTCTGCTGCTGGTGGAATGATGTGATACGTCATCTGGCCCAGAACACCGCGGCTTTCGATAACTCGCGCACGCTTCAGCAGTGATAACGCCGAACCCACTGTGATGGTGCTAATTTTCACCGCTTTGGTGATTTCTGTGTGCGTGCAGCCTTCATGCTGGCGGATATACGCCTCGACCAGCTCCCGCCCCGTTGGCACTGCTTTTGCCTGCTTAATTTTTTTGCTCATGGTTTTATCCTTGGTCATTGGTCAGAACTCGATTAGTTAAATTTTTCCTGCTGCTTTTCGTCTCAAATACTCCTCATGCAGTTTCTGTGCTGGCGTCGGCGCGCCGGGTTCCGCTTTCGACGCAATCCGTTTACGAATTGGTGGAACCGAATAGCCTGCCACAACCTTCTTCTCCCATCGGGTCAGCTTGAGCGCGGCGAGTTTGTCCATATCCCTTTGCGAAAGTCGGCGTTCGACACACTCCCGGCGCATCTCTACGCAGATGTGGTAAAGCACCTGGTGCCTCCAGTTAAATTCCTCCGAGGAACTGTACTTCCACCCCTCACTCTTCCAGCGCTTGTATTCCGCGATAACGTCAGCAGCATTAAGGCCAAAGGCACCGCCAGAACACTGCGCAGCCAGTGCGATGAACTCAGCCAGATCCGGCGGCCAGGAGTTACCTGCCGTACACTGCTCGACAAGGCGGGAACACACGTCACTGAGATGGCCCGCTGTCATCGATGAAATCTGCGTCATCCATAGCGTTGACGGACTCAATCCATTCTTCGTTACCCAGCGATTCCCATACACGCCCGCCAGCGTCTCCCACAGCCCCCATGCTCTCCGCTCCGTCTCGCTGAGGCTGTTCCCGCTCCCTGCGCTGTCGCTCAGCACGAACTGCGTCTGCTGCTGAACCGCCGGAGCCCGAATTATTTTGCCCATGTGTCACCTGCCTGTTTCGTGGATTGTCCTGGCACTTCTGAAGCCATGTTGTGATGAATTTCTTGATGCCGTTTGGCGTCTTGCGTTTGCTCGGATTGCTTTCCAGCCAGCCAAACATGTTTCTCAGCTCTTGCCGAATATCGACCGCCGGATAAAGCTCTGCCCTGCTGGCGACGTAATCCAGCGTGACCGGGTGGGTCACCCCACCTACCAGTGGCAGAGAAATAAAAATATCCTCCGGCGGGACCGGTGCTCTTGTCTGGAGCTGAGCTTTCTCAGCACCGGACATAATGTTTTTAGGTTTTAATATCTGTTTACTGTTAACTGCTTTCTGGATACCTGATGGCAAAGGCTTAGCCTTATCCTTAGGCAAAGGCATTGCCATGTCATATGTCTTACCCATAGCCTCGGAGACCGCGTAACACGTGGCTTGCAGCGAATCCCACGCCTGCCATTTCAGGTCACAATCAGGCAGTAACTCGAATGCCCGGGACCATGATTTGATTACATTCACAGAAGCTGGTGGGTTATGTGCAGCAGCATTAGGCAGCCAGAAAACTCTGGCTTTAAGGTCGGCTTTCACCATGCCAAGAGATATGCCTTCGCCTAAGGCTAAGTCGAAGGCTTCCTGCTCCCATCCCAGCTCCTCAGCCATTGCTGCCCGGCCCGCTTTAAACAGACCTGGAATAATCCCGGTGAAGGGGCTGGTAAGCAGATAGATGAACAGGCTTTGCCCGCTGGGCGGTAAAGCCGATAAAGCGCGAAATTTTGGGTCATCCCACATGGTGATCTTCACCTTGCGGTAAGGCTCGCTAGTTGCCTTACTCTTAGGCATTGCCTTAGGCAAAGGATTAGACATATCTCACCTCGCGGATTTTCGTCGGAGAACTCATTGGTCAAAACTCGATTAAAAAAACTGTGGTGCAACAGCGCTCAGGCTCGCCAGCAGCGGCCCCACCGCATCCGTCGGCAGCATGTTGAAAAGGGATATCGCCGCTTCACGCACTTCCTTTTCCAGCTTATGCAGCGGCGCGCCGATGAGCTTTGCATGGTGCGCGTCACCACATTCTTTGATAGCGTTCGCTACCAGCTCGGCCTCAGTCATCCCCTGGCGTAAACCGTGCTTACGCGCTATCTCGATCGGCATTGCCTGGGCAATGGCCGTCGCAAGTTGCATCACGTAGCTGTTGTATTTGTCTGAGCCCGTTTCGTTTTTCAGATAGCGAAAAAGGTTCTGCTTATTAAGCGTTATCCCGCGCCCACCCTGCTTATCCCACTGTTGAACCACCAGCAGCGCGATTTTTTCCTGGGCCTGGCCGGGCAGAGTCTGTTCCCACTCGCGAACGGCTGCCTGGATAACCAGTCGTTTTCCGTTGTCCCGGCGCCGCGGCTCATACTGATTTTGGGTTTTCAGCGAAAAGCTATTTCGCTGGTTATGATGTTCGTAAGTTATGGATTGCATGTTATTTACTCCGTAAATCCGAGGCATCTATAGGAAACACATCATCGAGTGTGCAAATAACACCAAGCGAATTCAGAGCGTTTACGATATGGCGTGAATCAGCCAAGCTCGGAACGCGTAGAGATCTTTCATAATTAGCCAGGCGCGGCTGGTTCCAGCCGGCCTGTTTGGCTAACGCCTGCTGTGAAATTTTTGCTTTTTTCCGAAAGCGCGAAATATGGTTCATGCGAATCTCCTGTTGTGTAAATTGATATTCACATATTGTGAAATACCTGTCAATACAAAACGTGAATCACCGACATTCACTCTTCGTGATAAAGTAGAGATATGAAGACACTCGCTGAAGAAATCGGAGAGCGCATAAAAGCGCTGAGGACCGAGAAGGGATTAAGCCAAGGGCAGCTTGCTAAATTATGCGGCTGGTCAGGAGCATCACGTGTTGCCAACTACGAGTCTGGCACCAGAAATGTTGGGGTTGATGATGCTGTAAGTCTTGCTAAAGCGCTCGGCACTTCACCAGTAATGATACTATTCGGCGAGCAAGGGGACCCTTCTCAATGGTTAAGCGATAAACAGAAAAGAGTTTTATCGCTCTTTGATCAGTTGCCAGAATCTGAGCAGGCACGAATGATCGATACTTTCGAAATCAGACTTAAAGAAATTGATGATTATGTAGAAAAGTATCTTCGTGGAAGGTATAGCCCTATCTAAAGCGCCCCATATACGTTTCTAACCGGCCATGAGCCGGTTTTTTTACGCCTATCCGTAGTCTATTACACAATACGTGCAACTCAATGTTCACATTTTGTATTGACAAGATATTCACGTCATGTGAAACTTTAAATCACACAACGCAGTAACGAGTCATCAAGGCAGGACGCCCACGAGAGTAGCTGCCGGCGGCATACGAAGCACCGGATGAGATGACGAAGAGCGTGCTTTGCGGTGGTTCAGCGTAAGCGCTAAAGCCTGAATTTTCGAGCTTATAGGGCCAGGGGCAGCATTAAGCCCCGCGCTTGACCAGGCGCTGTACCACCAGCAAAGCACGCACAATTTAACGCGCAGCAGGTTTAGTAACGTTCCGCCAGCCTGGCGATAAGGGCACAGACAAGAGGCAATAATGGCAAAGAAACAATTTACCGTCGTGATCAGCGGTGGCTCTGGTTACAGCACCTACCGCGTAAAAGCGCACGACTGGAAAGACGCTGATTCGATAGCTGATGGTATGCATCGCAGATTAAACCCCGATGAGAAACCATCGGAAATTGGCACAGCTGCCGTCATTAAGGGCTGGCCAGAAGTCTGGTAAGGAGTAAGGCATGATTGATTTTGCACGCAAACCAGCTCGCCAGCAGGCGGTTCACCTCAACCTCTTTGAGGTTCTGCTTCGCAGGCTCTGCTACGTACTGGCCCAGAAGGGCGACCCGACTGCCGACCAACAGTCGCACGCACAGTAAAAAATCGAGTTTTGAACAATGGCCTAGCTGGCCGGGATGGGTAATCGCATGGAATTTGGAATGAAAAGAGTGATGGCCTCAGTGCAGGTCATCGCCACACTAAAACGCATTTATGCTGGCACGCCTGTGCCAGTCGCAGCGCTCAGTAAAGAATCGAAGCTGTCGGCTTCATACCTTGAGCAAATATTCAAAAAGCTCCGCTCAGGTAATCTCGTTACCTCTCACCGCGGCCCGGGCGGCGGTTATACCCCGCGAGAGGGTGATATTTCCGTGTCGGAAGTGATCCGGGCGGTCAGCAAAATCCCTACGAACAGCACGTTCGAACCCGTCCTTAACGCACTGGATAGCGTTCTTGTCTCGCAGCTGCACGGCGAGAAAAGCTAAGCCCATAAAGCACAAAACCCGCGCAAGGCGGGTTAAGTACCCGGTCAGCCGACCAAAGCTTTCCGGAATCGAGTTTTGAACAATGACCACGCCCAATGGGAGCTATCAAAGTCCCGGGTATCTTACAGCCATAAGGAACCCAAGCGCAATGAACACATACGCTTATCTCATTAAAGCCAAAGCTAAAGCCGAGGCAAAAAGCCTCTTTTGCTGGCTATCTGCAAAATCTGACTCCCGCGCTGAGCGCGAAATCCTGAACATTCTGGAAGATAACGGGATCGACGTAGGCCGCGGGGCCGATTACAACCTGCCGGTCCGCACTAACTGGCATGTCGTTGACGATTTGCCGGCTGAAGGCGTGCTGGATCAAACATGGTGCGACCGCTACCAGCTCGCGGAGGATGGAGTCACATGGCAGGCGATCCCTGCGGCGGCACCAGCCCCTACTCCGGAAAAAATTCCCGAACAGGCATTGGCTGCTGAAGCCACGAAAGCGCCATCTGCCCCACTGGATGATGGTTTAGAGCATCCAGTTGCTCAGATGTCCTTCCGCAGGAAGCTGCTCTCACAATTTATAAGCTCGGAAAGCATTCATCATGTGACCGTTCCACAGCGCATACAGATCGCTGAAATGGAGCTGGACCAGGATAACTATTACGTTCAAAACCTGCTGCTGGCCAGCGAGAACATAGCGGATGTGAAAG